TCTATTTGAGCAGCTATACGGTTCTCAATAGCTTTAGTACTAGCTATTTTTGTATCATCAGTTGTATACCAAGATTCTGTACTAATGACAGTTGGATCGCCTGATAACCAAGCTCTGGTAACTTTATCATTAGACTCTTGGTTTACATATAAGTTTTGTAAAGTGTTATCGTTTAAATCTCCAGCTCTAATAGCTGAACCGGGGTAAAATGTAGCTTTAGGACTAGTGAAAGCTGTATCTCTATAAATCCTAATAGCTACACCAGTACCAGGTGCACTAGTAAATCTAACCGTTGTTGCATTAAGCAACGAGAATGCAGTTGTGACAACTCCATCAAGACTTGCCTTGATGTCAGTCGTATCTAAATATGGGAATGTGAACGCGTAATCGGTGGAAGAATTATTACCCGTATAAGTATTTTCAATTGTGACGGTCATTTACTTAAATTAAGTAGTTCTTTTAACTCACCCCTGTTTTCATATTGCTTTAAAGCTTCAGGGACATTACCTTGACGTAAGGCATTTTTAATTCTAGCTTTAGATTCACCTATCACAGAGTACTGATCATGATGTCTCTCTAGCCATGAGCAAGCATATTTCATAGCTTCTCTATGGATTCTATCAAGCTCTTGATGTACCACCAACTCTTTAATAGGGAAGTCTGATTGTTTTTTTAAGCCTCTAGCTTTCTTATACTCCTTTAATTTTTTGTTCCAAAAATCATCTGGAGCATTCATCATACGTTCTATTTGACCAGCTAGATCCATCTCCATAGCTATCCAGTTATTGATTTTATACCTATCTTGTGTGGTAATAGGGTCTCCAGTAATAGGATTAATCTCCATAGTACGTTGAGAGTCCCAACCAGTAGCTAATAACCATTGTCTCCAAGGCTCCATATCACCATTAGATTTACCAAATGGCATTAAAGCATTGACTGCAGCTGTTATTGGTTCTTGGAATCTGATAGGTTCACCAGTATAGATATCTAATTGATCCTGTAAAGCGTCTTCATGTGTACCACTTTTTTGTAGGAACTTCCATTTGTTCTGTATTAAAGAACCCCAATCGTTTTCTACATCTTTTAGTTGTGGTGTTATAGCATTATTCAGTACACTTCTAATACCAGAGGTTGCAAATGGGACCATAGCATCACCTTGGTTAACAATAAAACGTTTAAACGCACCTTCATCACCAGAGAACACAGAAACTAATGGTTCAAATCCAGCAAGGAATGTTTTGTTAGCTACATTCATACTAATAGAGAAAGCTATTTTCTGATACAACTGTTCAGTGATAGCTTGGTCTATACGATTAGAGTAGTATACTGCATCTCCTACCATACCAAGTAGACTATCAAACGGTTCAAATCCTTTATAACTATGCCATTGACCTGTGATTGGATTCTTGATAGAGTTAGCCTTCCAACCCATATCTTGCATCCTCTTACGTTCACCATGGCTATGAGGACCATTACCTGTAAGGTTACCTTCTAATGCCCACATACCAGCACCTGTTACCACTGCACCACCCATTATCTGACGACCAATGTATTCAGATTTAAGTGTAGCAAATGCTTCATCACTATATTCTAAACCATGCTCCATTAAAGCTTCAGTCATTTCCTGTACAGTTTGTGCAGACAACACTTTACGTGCTTTAGTCATCACTGGTACTATACTACTACCCGGTGTAAAGGACCAAGCAAGGTTTAAAGCATTAATACCTGTACGTGGGAATAAGAATAGCGGCTTTGCAGCTGGTACTTTTTCAATAAATTGATTTAACCTATTAGCTAAATCGCTATCTAAGTTAAGTGCTATTTCTTGTGATGCATGTTTAGCTGCTTTATCTGTAAGCAAACCTGTAGCATCAAAGGCTTCACTATATAGTTTACGTTGGAGTTTATCAAAAGCTCCTTTACTAAAACCACCTTTACTTTGTTCCATCATTTGGACATAAGCTTTAGAACGAGCTGCACCACTAGCCATCATTGAATTCGTAAATCCATCAATAGCATACATAGCATTAGTACCCCATCTAACAAACTGGTTATTGTTGTACCAACTCATACCTTTAGCCATATTCCATAAAGCAACCTTACCATTATTACCTTCCTTCTTCCAGATCTCAGACATAGCTTCAACAGCTTCATAGCTGTCCATTTTAGCTTGTCTTAAGTCAGCCCTACCACGCATCATAGCAGCCTCAGGTTTAGAGTTAGCTAAACGCCACTCATCTCCCATCATCTTATATGCACGTTTAAGGTTCTCAGCTACGCCACCATAAGTCCATAAAGCTTGTTTAAGTGTTTTGGTATCACCTGTAAGTTTAGCACCTACTAGAACCGATGCAGGTTTAAATGCAGTAAGCATACTATTACCAGCCATAGCTCTAAGAGAAGATAGACCTGATAGAATATTATTATAACGTACACCATTCATACCTTGTACAACAAGACTAGGTAGTTCTGGTTCGTTATCTATAAATGCTTTCTTAACAAAACCTATATTATGTTCATGCCAGCGGTGTAGTTTCCAGATTTCATCTACCTTACCATCTGTAGCTTCTAAAGCTTTAGCCATAGGTTTTAAGAACTCTGGCTTATCTTTAGCAATCTTCTTTAATATTTCAAAGTCCTGATCGCTTTTAATTGCAGCCTTAGCTATACCTTCTGTAAACTCATCTGATTGAGTAAGTAACCATTGGTTAACTACAGCCTTATCTTTAGATCTTACAAGTGTTTTAAACTCGTCAGCTTTATTAGCAATGAATCTATTTATCCTAACTTCATTATTAAGTAATTGAAGTTTATCTAATATAATTTCTTGCTGCCTACCAGTATTAGCAACGTCACCAATCATACCCACAGCTGCAGACGTATCTGCTATCGTACCAGCTGCTTGGTTTGTAACCATAGCTGAAGCACGCATCACTTTAGGATTATATATATCAGTGAAAGCTTGTGTAAAAGCTTCTTCCATTACTTTGTATTCACTAGGATGTAGAAACTTCTGTTGTCTAAAGACACCATTTTTCATGGTAGCTATGATGTTTTCCATTTCTTTTAAACCAACTTCAGGGTTATATACCTGATCGTATAGTTTAGTTATACTCCTATTGATTTCGACATCTGGTACTACTTTATCTTTGATTTTAGCACCAAGTTTTGTAGCTATTTCATTATTAAATAAAGGTTGTAATAAAGACCTAGCTCTTTTAGATACATCAGCATACTTAAGGTTTTCCATAAACCCTGTATTTACTACAGGTCTAGATCTACCTCTGGTGGTACCAACATTATTTTGAATACGATAGTTATCTATCTTAGCTAACTGTGGGTTAACATCAACATCATCTACAGCTCTCCAGCTTTCAGAAGGTACTGGTTCGTTGATGAATGCATCATAGGATCTACCCTCAGGATCTTTCATTAACCGTCTAGCAGTCTCTTGACGCTGTGCGGCAGTCCTACTAGATTTCCTGCCAAGTACATTTTGTGTGATAGGATCTTGACCTTCAAAACCTGTTGCATGTCTAGCTAAAGCAACTTCTGCAGCCTCATCCATAGGTAAAGGTTTCATAATCTTACCTAATGAAAACGCAGCTCCTAATAAATCTACTCCAACACTAAGACCAGCTGACTCGTATATATTCTTTTTACGAATAACATCAGGACTGTCTGTATCTCTTGTAGCCCATGGTATATCCCAACCAAGCCAATCATTAAGAGTACGTGCTATATTATCTTGCTCTTTAGAATGAGAAGATATAGATGTAACTGTTGCGTCTACTCCAGCATGAGCTGCAATAGAACCCAATATACGTGTGGCTTGAGGGATGCTTCTAGCAGCTGTAGCAGCTTTAAGGTTACCCACAACCACACCACCACCAACCATTGTTGGTACAATAATTGAAGATGCATCTCTAATAATTTTATGTGCAGGGTGATCAGATCTAGGTGAGTTTTCATCCCACCATTCATCCACTGGTTTTAGCCAAGGTACAATACCAATAGCATCACTAATGAAATCACCGGCACCTAATGGCACTGCTGCAGCTGTGTGACCTGCATTGTACACAAACCCTTTATCTTCTTTAGGCTGTTCTGTAGGTGCAGCACTGCCTTCAGATGTAGGTGTAGCTTGAGACTCTGCTGATTCTTGAGAAGATTTCCATTGCTCGTATTTCCTATTCTGTTCTCTTTCAAACTCATCTTGAGCTTCTGCCTTGGCGTAATTATCGCCACCTGCTACTGGATAATCACTCATCGCCTTGCCTCCATTGTATCGAATATATTATTAGCCATTGGACTCATATATTTTCTATCTCTATACATAGTAGTAGCATTGCTAGAATCATTAGTTGGTGAATAGTTAGGTGCATTTAGACCGCTAAATGTCATAGCAGTAGCTACACCCATTGGACCTTCTTTTAACATAGGTTGAAACTCAGGTCTAATTCTACTATTAGCTTCATTTGATATACTAAACCATTTGTCATCTATTTTTAGATTTTTATCTAATAGTTGACCTTGAGCATTTATAAATTCTAATGCATCCCAACCATATTTATTAGAGAGATGTATTGCTGTTGGTGGGAATCCTTTGACTCTACCATTATTCAGATCATTTATAAATTTCCTAACCTCTTGCTCTGGCATCATCAACTTCTCTTGCCATACCTCTGGGTTTTCTCTAACCATCTCTGTAGTAAACTCACTAGCAGGGTATGCTATACGTTCAGGTTTAAGATGGAACCCAGTGAAATGAGGGTTCTGTGTCATTGTACCATTAACCATTGTACGTTCGGTTACATGATACTTTTCACTTTTTAAATCATCTGAAAACATCTTTAATGCAATATCTTTAGCAGCTTGTACGTTACCATTAGACTGCATTAAACCCATCTTATAGTATCTTCTCATGTCATTATGACCAGTCATAGAAGCCAAAGAGGAAGATAGTATATACTTAGATTCGACACCAAATGTCTTTAGTATCTGTTCTATAGCACGTTTAGAGGTTGTTTCAAATAATTTATCTATATCATCAGGAGGTGCAAATGGATTGTTTTCCTTTGCTTTTGTCATCCATTCAGATTCAACTTTTGGAGATAACCCAGCATTAGCCACAGCTTCTGTAGTTAACATATTATTAACTAAAAGCTTTTCAAGATGAGGTACATTGGTTGTATCATTGATAGTAGTTATAGAAGTTTTCATTCTTCTTTGTAACATTTTCATCATCGGGTCATTACCAACCTGAGCTGCTTGTTTATATATCCCCATCATCTCATTATTGGTCATAGTATCGTAGTTATCTACAATTTCTTTTTCCATTAGAAATGATTTATATTTATCATCATCAGTTTTAGCAGACATTTGTTGCTCAGCTCTAGTCCTCTGAGTCATATCATACTTATCTACTGCTTGAATTAAGTCATTTATTTTTTGATAATTACGTTCACCGTATTTAACACCTTTTATAAATTCATAGTCATAAATATCAAACAAATGTTTTTTAGAAAGCATACCTTCTTCAAACATTTTTTGTAAGTTCTGATGTGATGTAGCTACAGCCCATGCTCTGTTCTCATTATTCTTACCAGATAATAATTTTATCTGATCAAAATAACCAGCAGCTCCATTTATATGTATCTCATTAGATAACTGTTGTCTATGATCTCTATCTTCATTTTGCTGTATAAGAGTTTGATTCTTTTCTACTAATAAAGATACCTGCCTACCTTGAGATCTATGAATAGGTTCTCTAACATGTTGAACCAATAGATCTGCATCTAAATTTTTAAGATGTGGTTGATTGATATATTCATTAAACATCCGTGCTTGGACGGCTTGTAATATACCAAGGTTATTAGTAGCTTTAGCACTAGATAAAGAATGCTTACCTAAACCATTTGCTAATTCATATTGTGTGGTAGAATTATCATATTCCCAAGAATTATAAGTTTTACCAGCCCTTATAGCTGTACCTTCAGCAAGTCCTAATTGTTGATAGCCACTAAGCCTAGATGCTTTATCTATCTCATCCCAATTAGCACCTTGCTCCTTCATCTTATTGATCAGAG